TTCTCAAAGACTGCACTTCATTGATCCCGAACGAGGTCGTGTCACTGCTTGTTATCAAGTTTGGTTAGACTAATGAACCGCAAAGAGATCTTAGAAGAAGCAACTCGTTTAATTTATAATGATAGGCAAGCAGATTATGGAACTCCACAAGAAAACCATGATCGCATTGCAAAGCTTTGGAGTGTAGTTTTAGGCATTACCATAGAACCTTGGCAAGTCGCATTATGTATGAATCAAGTCAAAGTTGCTCGATTAGTCCAATCACCTGAGAAATTAGATGGTTGGGTAGATGGTGCAGCTTATATGGCAATTGGCGGAGAACTAGCAACGGAGGATAAATGACTACATTGATCGCCTACCAGCATGATGATTACTGCGTCATTGCTGCAGATAGTCAAACAACTGGTTATGACATGAGAGCAGATTGTTCACCTATGGGTAAAATTGCTCAAAATGGCCAATACTTAGTATCAGCTGCAGGACTTGTCCGAGGTATGAATTTAATCCAACATGCTTTTAATCCACCTCAACCACCTAAGTCTAAAAACCTAGATAAGTTCATGGTTACTCATTTTGTCCCAAATCTACGTAAAACATTTGGTGAGTCTGGATACGATGTAAAAACTGAAGGTTTTCCATCCTCATTTGAAAACGACTTTATTATTGCCGTTAACGGTACTCTATATTTTATAGATGAAGTATATGGAATTGAAAAGACTAAAGATAAGATCTACTCAACTGGAACAGGGGCTAAAATAGCTCTTGGGGCGGCACATGCATTAGGAATTGATGACGTTGATGAATATGAAGAAGTTATTGAAATTTTAGAGGAAGCAATCAAAATTGCCATAAGATTTGACATTAATAGTGGCGGACAAGTTCAAGTAGCTTTACAAACAAAAGCTGGAAAAAATCACATTGCATTCTTAGATTAAATAAACAAAAAAATAAGCCCCTGCCTTTCGGCAGGGGCCTTTTTCCTTTTACTTAACTAACTATCTCTAAGACTCGATCTGAAAGAGTTGTTCCTTGATTCAGCATGAATCGCTCACCTACGGCAAAATCATCTAGTGAGCGAGTTGTACGAGCCCATTGTTCGTACTCTGTAAATGCATTAACAACTCCCCACGCGGTACCTTTGATATTCTCCTGAGTTGGACCGTTCCAAATGCTAGCCAAAGTATAACGGCGATCTTGCATTGAGTTGACCTGACGAGGAGTCATGTTGTTAATATCGATCGGTAGAAGTCTGTTAACGATTTCAACAAATTTGTCATTAGTGACTGATTGAGCAATTAATTCTTCGGCACGTAGTGAAAACTCTTCGGTAGCTTTTAAAGTTACACTAAGAGTGGCACGTACATCTTCTACCTGGACATTCATGCCGGACGTGTGACGAAATGAAATAGAAGAAGTTGTGGTATAACGCATCATTCCATTGGTGCAGATTAAACGTAATTGCATTAATTGAAACTTAAATGCATCAGTTCCATCATGAGTATTAGTTGCCATCAAATAAGTATCTACTGGATCGACTCCACCGATATTTAAAGTATTTGGAAGCTTTGAAGCAAGAAAGATCTTACGTCCGCCTCGTAATTCACCAGCAGAAACATATATTGCCCCTGCTTCATAAGTGACAGCATCGATCATTTGGACAATATCTTGATTCTGAACGATTGAATATGAAGGTGAAGTAATTCCAAGAACAGAAGCAGATCCATCAGCATTAACGCGAGTTGTTGCTGACTTACTAGGGACTTCAATTACATTTCCATCAAAATTAGCAAATAATGGAGTATGTTGAACTGTCCAATCAAGATTTGCATTTGTTAAAACATCGGCAGCAGAAATTTGATCTTCGTTGGTATTTACCCACGATGCTGCATTAATCCATGGAGCTTTGCGCTGTGCTGCGCTTGTAACTTGTACTGACATTTTTTCTCCTAGCGGTTATCTGATGGACTCATCAGTGACGTCATTTAACGTCAGACACTCCCGAAGGAGTGTTTCGTCCTATTTACGTGCTTTGTGCACGTCAATGGATAGTAGTTCCATTCCTAAAGCAGGAAGAGTTGCATTTACGAGTAAGTCTTTTAGATAAATCTCTAAATCTACCGAGTCATCTGCAATGTTGGTTGAAATATCTTTTACTTTAATCGAGATTCTGTATTTCTGATTCATTTTATTCTCCTGGCGGTTTATGGCAACCGGTTGGTTGCTCATGGGTAAATTCAATACTGTCCACTGGTATTTGTACACTCTATCGAATAAGATCTTATAGGGACCTTTTACAAGCTTTCGGGGTCCGTTTAGTCCAGATCGAGCGGTCAGGTTTGGCCCAGAGCTGCGGACATATTGATCCGAGTATGTTTATATTTACCACAAATGGACCCGCGTCCTGGTTGATCCTGGCGGCTTTGGCTAGGTTATATACCACCGGCTAGAACATCTGTTCTAATCAATAAGATCTTTTAGAAACATTTCTACAAATGGTGGATATATGTCCACCAACAGTGTATATTGATCCTATGAGCAACCGCTCATACTAACCGCCAGGAGGCAAAAGTGTCACCACTAATTAAAGACATTATGAAAGTTACAAAAATGTCTGAGTCAGATGCACAAGAAATCGAATCTATCATCGAACAATATTTTGATTTAGATTCATCTGAAGCAACTCAACGTGAAGTCAATGCAACTATTCGTGACGCTGTAGCATTGAAGAATATGAAATGCAATCATCCACAAGGAACTCAACACACATTGGAGTGCGTCCGCTAATGAGAACTATTGAAACTCAATTGATCTTTTGCAATAAGTGCGATAAAGCAACTTATGTATCAGGACACAAATATCATCTTGAGCGTTGTTCTTATTTAGCACGTGGTTACGATTGCTATTGTCTGGAAAGCGATAGTTTATTCTGCAGTTGTGGATTTTCATTATGAATAAAGATTTAATTAAAACAGACTACGGTTACGATTATCGCGGTGTTGCTATTACGCGGACAAAAACAGGTGAATTTACCTATGGACAAATCAGTGAGTTTAATTATCGCCCGATGTCTATGAAACTTGCAGAAGTTCTTGCAGAGATAAATGCGCATTTAGATAATGGCGCAACAATTGAACGTTATCGCATCAAGATAGGTGCATAATGAGTCGAGACATGCAAAATGGAAAATGCTGTACGCATATATTTATTAAACGAAATTGTTATTGTCATTTATGCTCTGGATGGGAATGCGATAAAGGTAAAGAAATACAAAAGGACATAAAGGATAGCAATGATTGAAAAAACCATTAATGACATTGTCAAAGAGATCGCAGAAAGTAATCCACCGTATAAGGAGGAAAACATGAAACTAACTAAACGTGGCAAACGAGTCCGCGCTGTTTTTATTGTTATCGGTATATGGGCAATTTGGCAAGTGTCCACTAGTCTTTGGTGGACAGAAACTGGTTATTGTTGGGGAACTGCAATTGAATGTATGTTGGACGATTAACCGGAGAACCGCCAGGTAAACCGGTTAATCGTTAGTGGATTGTATAGCATAAAATAAATTTATGTTATGTCCACTAATGAAACACTGTGCGACAATGGTCGTACGGTCACTACGGACAGTTTAGGATGTATACATGACAAATGAAAATAGGAAGTCCCTTACAACAGGGCAAGCTGCAAAGCTCATTGGACGCAACTCAAAAACAGTAAGACGTTGGGTTGATCTTGGAAAAGTTGAAGGATACAAAACGCCTTCTAACTTACGCTATGTTTATGAAGATGCATTAGAAGCATTCATAAATAAAACAAAAGCTAATTAACACAAAAACAAGGAGGCAACTATGTTTGTGTTTGTTTATGCTGTATTTATCCGCCGTCAGAGGAAAGATGTCTGAAGGTCGTAGCGATCGCTGCAGCCTTTTTATTAATCATGCCAAATGTGAATGCGGTAGATTACAAGACAGCAGCAGCAAGAGTTCCGCTAGATCAAGTTGCTTACGCAAAATGTGTAAGTCATCATGAGTCTAGAGGTAACTACAAAGCAGTAGGAGATAAGTCCTCGGCTAGAGGACGATGGCAATTCTTAGATAAGCAATGGAGACATGGTTTATCTTTTATGGTTGCAAACAGATTAGTAGATTATGGAATGCCAAAGTCTAAGACTAAGAAGCTGGTGAAACACCTGCAATCGAAGTCTATAGATCAATGGAAACCTATCTACCAAGATGTAGGATTTTTAGCAGCACTAAATGCAAAATACCATTGGTCCGGTTGGACGCATTGGGCAGTTAACTCAAAATGCAATGAACTAGTACCAACTGAACTAAAACGAAAGGCATAAAATGTCAGAAACCGCCAGGCAATGGTTTGAACCAAGGCAATTATCTTTATTAGCAGATCCGATCGATGAACAGTTTAACAAGTTCCATCATGAAAATCCACACATCTATCGTCAATTAGTTGATCTTGCTTATCAATGGAAATCAGCAGGTCATGATATTTGCTCCATTGATTTGCTAATCAATAAACTTCGATGGGAAATTGGTATCAGATCTTCGGGGGACCAATTTGCTATCTCAAATAATTATGCAAGTCGATACTCAAGACTAATTGAGGCAAACGAAAAAGGACTTGCCAACTTTTTTACCAAGAGAACCTTGAAGAGCTCATGGGACTAGAACGCATTGAAACAAAGCGTGGTCACAAGTATGTTCTTGACGGCCAACCTGTCAAAGGTGTTACCACTCTTATTGGATCTGGTATGCCTAAACCTGCACTTCCATATTGGAGTGCAAAACTAGTTGCAGAATATGTCTACGATAATTTTGCAAATCTTCCTAATCTAATTAACCGTGAACGTGAAGAAGCTGTCAAGTTCTTGAAAATGATTCCTTGGAATCAAAGAGATAAAGCAGGAGCACGAGGCACAGAGATTCATTCAATTGCTGAAACCATTATCCATGGCGGAGAAGCAGAAGTTGCTGGCGAGTTTGCTCAATATGTTAATGGCTATGTAGAATGGTTAGATCAATGGGAAGTAATTCCTGTATTGACCGAAAAAGTTATAGCAAACAGAGTTCACGGATATGCTGGTACTTTTGATGCAATTTTAACATTTGGTAATGGTCCTTTAACGGGTAAAACTTATTTATGCGATTGGAAAACCAGCGCAGGAGTTTACGGTGAAATGGCCATGCAGATTGCTGCATACGCAAATGCAGATTTCTATCTCGATAATGAAGGCAATGAAAAATCTTTGCCAGCAATTGACGGATTAGGAATTGTGCATGTATCAGAAAATGGTACAACATTTCATGAAGTTACAGATCCTGATCTAGCATGGGATTCATTTTTAACCGTAATAGATTTAGCAAATAGATTAGAACACATTGAAAGTTTATTGACACAAATAGGGGGATTAAATGGACAAGCGTCTTGAAAATTATGTAGATGTACCTCATAGAATTAAATTGTTCTATGAAAAGTACCCGGAAGGTTCATTGCAAATGGATGCTGATCTGCAATTTCAAACAGTCGGAGATCAAATAATTGTAATCGGCAGAGCTTATGCTTACCGCAATCCACAAGATGAAAAACCAGGCGTTGGCACTGCTCAAGAATATTTGCCTGGTAAAACTAACTTTACTAGAGGTAGTGAAATACAAAATCTTGAAACTAGTTGCTGGGGCAGAGCAATTGGAGCTTTAGGTATAGGAATTGACAAAGCAGTTGCAACTAAAGAAGAAGTAGAACTTGCAATTGAACGCAACAAACCAGGCAAGGTTACGATGAAACGTGCAAATCCTGGTTTAAAGCAAATAGTAGAGTTGCTAGGAACACAAGGCATCACGGAAAAAGATGCTATCTTAGCGGCAGTACGCGGTTTTATTAACCGTGAAATAACTTCAAGTAATGATTTAACTGATGATGAAATAACATTTATCATTACAAACCTGGCGGTTGTTAAATCATGAATCGATGCTCCTGGGACAAATATGGATTGGAAATTGCAAAAGCAGCCTCCTTTCGCAGCGAAGATCCATATTTAAAAGTCGGTGCATGCGTTTTACGCGGGGATAAAAGCGTACTAAGCATCGGTTATAACGGAACTGCGCCTGGTGTAACTATTCCATGGGAAGATAGGGACGCTAGGCGTGGTTTTGTTATTCACGCTGAAGTTAATGCATTAAGATATTGCACGCCTGATCAAACGAAAGATGGTTATTTATATTGCACACATCATCCATGTTCAGAATGCATTAAAGTTATTGCTAGTTATGGCATAAATTACATTGTTTATTCTGAATTAATAGATGGAGATGTGTACGATCTAGCTGCAATAGCTAATCTTGCAAAAATATTCAATATTTCACTTAAACAGGAGGTAAAAGAATGAGTGCTTTACAAATGATTTTAGATAATCAACGAAAATTGCAACTTAAATCCTATGGGGTAGATTTGACTACTTTTACTGACGAAGAAAAAGCTGCGTATATTCGAGATATGTCTTTGGCATTAACGGATGAATTGCATGAGGCATTAAACGAAACCGGTTGGAAACCGTGGGCCACTAGTAGACATATAAATCGTTTAGCTTTTATTGGAGAAATGATTGACGTATTGCATTTTTGGTGTAATTTGATTTTAGTTACTAATGCCACGGAACAAGAAATTCTAGATGTGTATTTTGCCAAAGCAGAAAAAAATGCTAAACGTCAATTAGCCGGTTATGATGGTGTGCAAGGCAAATGTAACACTTGTGGAAGAGCATTTGATGATGCAGCCGTTCTATGTACTCCTATTACGTGTGAGCATATAGAATGAATACATTTATAATTGACGACATAGTTACATCTTTTACTCCAAGGATCTCAAGTCATAGATCGGCTTGGCCAAGAATGCAAAAATGCATGGTCGATAATGCTTTTAATACTAAATCTGAAATTGCTTTTGGCAATGACGAACTCGTCAAAAAAGGCACATGGTTAGTATCAACTCCTATGGAATTCAAAGGTGAGGTTTTTAATCTATTTGGTGGTTACACTCGAGAAACTAGAGATAGAATTGCTAGAGTTTTAGATATAGATCTTTCAAATATTAAAGCTTTGGATATGCCTATTGGTGATATTGAAAAAATTCTACGTCCCCGTGCTGCAAAAACTGATTTTGATTTTACAGAATCAGAATGGACTAAGATTCGTGATCTGATGAAATGCGAAGTTATTAAACATGAAGATCTAGTTTTAGATATTCAACGAGTAGTTATTGGTGACTCTCATTCAATTTCTAGATACAGAGCAAACACGGTTGTTTATCGTCACGATGGTTTGACTTTGCATGGTTTAACAGAAAGAGGAATAGAACCTTACCTTCCTGATTATTTTGTACCTCATTTAGTAATTTACGCAGGAAACGTAGATATAAGACACCATTTATGCAGACAACTAGATCCTGAAGGTTCAGCACGTAGATTAATTAGTAATCTCAGAATGCACTTAGAACACATGCAGCAAAAAGGAAAAATAGGAACATTTGAGGTTACTGCTCCATATCCTATTGAGTTTGAAGAGCGTAAAATTCCAAAAACAGGATTCTACAAAGGCACAGCTTTTTATGGATCTTATGCTTCACGTGACAGAGTTCGTCAAGTTATGACCAATGAAATGAAATATCAATTTGACAATGTTCACGAATGGCCAACAAATTGGTACATGATAGACCCAGAAGATTATGCTAAAACTTATATGGAAAAACCGGGATCTGTCCATTTATCTCCAGAATTCTATGAATGGGACTTATTTCACAATTATGAAAACTTTTCCCCTGAAATATATCCAGGGAAGTTATTAGATGTCTAAAATAACTGAAACTATTTATTGGGAAGATTTTAAAAAGTATTACGACAAAGCTGTAGTTTTGCAAACAATCAATATTGCAAGCAAAAGTGGACGAGATACATCTGAAGATCTTCACGTAGATGATCCGCTGCAACATTACATCACAATTTACGACACGGTAGATCGTGAGTTTGCTGGATTTAGTAATGCTATACAGCAAATTTGGTATGGCTCTAATAATCCAAAAAAGTGGCAAATTGATAGTCGTTTCGACGGTTACAATTTACACACAATGGATTGGTTTTATTTATTTATGATGCATAGAGTTACTGGATCAGGTGCTTCATTTAGTTATGACCATGGATTTAGAAATAGCATACTTTCAGATATGGCATTACAAGCAGATAACATGATTGATATGCGAAACTTTGTATTGAGTCAAATGAAATCTGGTAGACCAATATTTACTAGTATTGGTAATCAAATCCCACAGTTTCCAAAACCAACTGAACGTTATCCTCGTGGATCGCAATTTTATATTGCAGAATATATGCCTCAACTAGTAAAACATTTTTATATTTATTTAAGTCATAATCCATTATCCATGTCAATTAGAGATGGAGTCGACTGGATAAATGAATGGCATAAAGCACAAGGTTTAAAATGTTTTCACTTTGTGATGACAGCATTTGTCATGGACGTTGCTCAGTACTTTCCTGATTTAATAGATCCGTGGAGTAGAGTAAACTACGGTTCGAATGCAATTCAAGCATTAAACTTAATATTTAAAAACGAAGGTTACAAACAAAAAGACTTTTTAGACGCTGCGATGGATCGTATTTGCGAGGAATTTAGATCTCCATATGACGCACGTGACCAACAAAGAAATCTAGGAAAAGGTTTGAGCCTAGAAGATGTTGCTTGTGACTATGTCCGATACGTTGAATGTTATGTGCCAAAAGGTTATGAACATCTTAAACCATGGCAAGTAACAAACAAATCACTTATACCTAATCACACAAAACATTGGACTTACAACAAACATTTGGAGGCATACAATGTTTAAAATAACAACTGACACTTCAAGTAAATATGCACACAAGTCTAGGGAAGAATGGTTAGATCTTGCTGGTGATTGGATAGATGAAGCTCCTAAACCAAATATAACGTCATTTTACGGAGCAATGATTTGGGATGACTCAGTAACTGGAATTGGAACTAAAGGGCGATGGGGTGATCTTTTAGTTAAAACGATGGAATCAGATCATTTGGTTTATGTACAACCAAGAGTTGGTTGGGCAGGAGTTTCGTTAGCGGCTTTAGCAAAGAAATATAACAAAAAGTTAACGCTATTTATGCCTTCATCAAAAGTTGTCAGTGACCACCAATTAGTTTGTATTGAAAGAGGAGCCAATCCAATATTCCGAAGAATTGCAGCAATGCCAGTTCTAAACAAATACGCAAAAGATTGGGCAGAACAAAATAATGCTCAATTTGTCCCTTTCGGTTTAGACCATCCTCTTGTCGTTGCAGCTGGCGTAAAATCTACAATTCAACAATGGGGGAACATAAATGAACCAAAAGATGTTGTATCAGTTATTAGTACGGGAGTTCTCACGAGAACTCTGCAAATTGCTTGGCCAAATGCAACTTTCCACGGAATCGCAGTTGCAAGAAACTTGCATCCAGGAGAAATTGGAAGAGCGGACGTTACAACTTACCATAAAGCTTTCAGAGAAAAAGCCGATTACGCAGATGAAATTAACAAAGACATTGATTCAGCACCAACATACGATTGCAAAGGTTTAGAAAGATTTATGTTGGACAAAACCACCGCTCCTAAAAGTCTAGAAACTTTAGTATGGAATGTAGCCGGAGACGTAAAACCAGTTACAATGGTCCATTCACAAATCGATAGTTTTAGAGAATGGGGTGAGTTTAGATGATAACTATCATTGAAGGTTCTGATGGTACAGGCAAAACAACTTATGCTCAAAAACTAACTAAACTACATAATGCTAAATATTTGCATGCTGAACAACCTAAAACAAAACTATGGTTTGACGAATATATCCGACCAATTACTTCAAACAATATGGTTTTAGATCGATGGCATTTAGGAGAAATTGTATGGCCTGAGATTTATGGTAGACAATCATTATTCGATGAAACTACATTTGATTATTGTAATTGGGAACTAGCCAAATTAGGAGCTAGTTTAATACTACTTACTAGATCCGAGGATGCAATAGCAGATGAATTACTAATACGCGGTGAAGAATCGCAGATAGATTTTGTTTTACATTCAAGATCTTTGTTTGTAAAAGCATTTCAAAAAGTTCGATATTTAAATAAAAAAATAATCCATAGTGAGGTGGTTAAGTAATGCATATAATTACAGAAAATCCAAGTGAAGCCCTAGAGTTAGCAACTCAATATGTCATCGAACACGGCGAAGCAATATCTCCTCGTGGAATGGTCACTAGAGAGCTGTTAAATGTTACTTTACAGATTGAAAAGCCATGGAATATACCTGTATCGTTAGAAAATCGTAAGCTTAATCATAATATAGGTATTAAAGAAGCTTTGCAATTAGTAGGCCAAGTTACCGATCCTGAAGCAATGACAAATACCAGTCAAGTGTTTGGAAGATATATGGATGAAGGTATTTTGCATGGTGCTTATGGCCCACGTATACATGGTAATCTAAACAAAGTTGTAGATCAATTAAAAAAAGATTACTCAACTAGACAAGCTGTTTTAACTATATTTGATTCAAATAAAGATCTTAATGTTAATGTCAAAGATGTTCCATGCACTTTAAATTTGCAATATTTTATAAGAGATAATAAGTTGATTGCTCGAACCAATATGAGAAGTAATGATGTTTTTCTAGGTCTTCCATATGATTTAACCCAATTTATTGCTTTACAAGGAGCAATTGCTAAATCTTTAGATATCGAAATGGGTCAATACGTCCACGTAGTTGGAAGTATGCATATTTATGATGAACATATACTTCAAGCTCAATGGATTAAAGCATATTTTAATGGTAGTTTTAAAGACTATGAACCTATGTGGTCTGGCAATAATATAGGTGAAATTAGTCACACTGCAAGATTAATTTTAAAAGGTAATATTCCTAAAAATTTAACACGTTTTGAACGTTTTTTAGCAGGTAAACAAAATGACTAAAGAACCAATTGCACGATGCGAATCGTGTGGTGCTTGGACTTACTTGTACGCCCTTGATAAATTAATGGGTCATCCTCATTTTTGTGTTAATTGCAAAATAAAGCAGAAAGGAAAGCCAATTGTTACCAAATCAAACTGAAGTTATTAAACGACTAAGCGAGCTTTCTCGTATGTTAGATTCCGCGACAGAAGAAATTGCCGCATTAGACGATAAAGCAGTCAGGACCAAGAGCTCTTATGAAGTTGCTTATGCAAAATCTTTCTTAGAGTCAAATGGATCAATGGATGTCCGTCGTCAAGAAGCGATCTTATTTTGCGCAGATTTGCGTTTAGCCATGGAAATTGCTGAAGCACAGGTACGTGCAATTAAAGAACGAATAAACACTCTGCGCTCGCAAATATCTATAGGGCAATCAGTCTCAGCTGCCATACGGCAACAGTTCAGTGCAGAAGGTACTGGTCAATTTACATGAGAGCGAGAAGTAAGAAAATGAGTAAAAAATACGTCCAACGAAGGATTTTGGTCAGATACATGCTAGAAACTTACCCGATGTGCCAAAAGTGTCATGTAAAAGCTTCTGAAGAAGTGCATGAAGTTTTAAGCAGGGCAAGAGGTGGCGATATTCTTGATGTAAAAAATTGTCGCGCTGTATGTCATGCTTGTCATTTTTGGATTACAACCAATCCTGAGCAAGCCGCAAAAACTGGTTGGTTAAAACATTCGTGGGAGAAATAATGCCAAATAAAGTGCCAAATAAGGCAAGAAAAAGACGTGGACGAGAAACCGAATTGATTTTTGCTAATTATTTAAAAAAAGAAGGTTGGTTATATGCTGAAGCAAGTAGTTCATCAGCTGCTGGTAGTGACATCAAAGGAGTAATTGGAGTCGATTGGGAGTTAAAAGCGCGAGCTGATTTTAATCCTAGTTCTGCAATGAAACAACAATCCAAGCGTATAAAAGAGGGTGTTATTCCTATTGCTGTTTTAAGACAAAATGGACAAGGAGAATCAGATATTGAAAATTGGCCAGCTTGCGTGCCCGTCAGTATTATGATTAAATTACTCAAACAAGCTGGTTATTTATGACGATTAGAGCTTTAGATTTTACTAGAGAATCAGCAGATTGGACCAACAAAGCTAATTGCACTGATCCTAGTATAGACCCTGATTGGTTTTTTCCAATTAGCGAACATGCTACAAATTTAGAACAAAGAGCGGCTTTAAGTATATGTCAAAAATGTCCAGTAAAAATAGAATGTTTAAATTACGCTATTGAACATTGGCCATTATACGGTATTTGGGGTGGATTAAAAAATAAAGACATCAAAGAACTAGTTAAACGAAAAAAGGAGAAGAAATGAGTGCAACAATAACGATAAAAGGCCGTGTAGGCAAAGATATGGACATTAAATTTACTCAAGCGGGTAAAGCATATGTTCCATTTAGTGTTGTTTCTAATACGCGTAAAAAAGTTAACGATGAATGGGTAGATGCGGACACTAGTTGGTGGGAATGCAAAGCCTTTGGAGGCTACGCGGAGGCTTTGGTAGATAACATTAAAAGAGGCGATCTGGTGACTATTACAGGCACGATTAAGCAAACGACATGGGTTGACAAAGACGGCAACAAAAGATCGTCCTACGAGGTCCTGGTCGACACTATTGCTAAACAAATTATAGTGCAAAAATATCACGGAACACCTAGATTAAAGGGAAGCGATCCAATGCCATTTGACCCGACGGATGCAGTGTTCTAATGTCTGTCAAAGCAATGACTTACGTTTGGGAAAACTCTCCTTACACTGGCAATGCTTTGATTGTCCATTTAGCTTTGGCGGATCATTGTGATGACCAAGGTATTTGTTGGCCAAGTCAAAGATACTTAGGTGAAAAATGCAAGGTAAGTGAAAGACAAGTCCGTCGTATCATTTATCAGATGGTTGCTGATGGTTTTCTTTTTATAGATGTTAGAGGAAAGCAAGGCAAAAACAATAACAAATACAGGTTACTGTTTAAAAAAGTACAGGTCACCGGTGACCCATTGGACATTTATGATGTCGCAATTCGTCCTGTCCAACAGGACACAGCTGTGGCCTGTCCAACAGGTCAAGCTGGTGGCCTGTATAACCATCATAAACCATCAATAAACACCAGCAAAGAAGAAATTTCTAATGATGTTAAA